AAAGGTTACATTTGGAATTGGCAATGACACGTTTCGTACTTCGAGATTATCAGAAAAAAGCAAGTGATGCTGCAATATTGGCTTTTAGCACTAAGACAAAAAGAAATGGAATATTGATTTGCCCTACCGGGTCAGGAAAGTCTTTGATTATTGCTGATATTGCTTCTCGTCTAAACGCCCCTTTAGTTGTTCTGCAACCAAGTGCTGAAATCCTGATGCAGAACTTTGAAAAACTACAGAGTTATGGAATACTTGATTGTGCTTGCTATTCTGCTTCTGTAGGTTGTAAGGATATCAACAGAATCACTTTTGCCACTATCGGAAGCGTAATGAATCACATGAATGACTTTAAGCATTTCAAGTATGTGCTTATAGATGAGGTTCATGTTGTTAATAGCAGGGGTGGTATGTATGAGAAATTTATAAATTCAGAAGATTGGCAGGTAGTAGGATTAACAGCAACACCATATCGTCTTAGTTCGTATATGAATGGCTCAATGCTTAAATTTCTCACTCGTACACGACCACGAATTTTTAGCGAGGTTTTATACGTCTGTCAAACATCAGATTTACTTGCAAAAGGGTATTTGGCAAACTTAAAGTATTACGATTTAACTGCAATCAATATTGAGAATGTTATAAGTAATTCAACAGGTGCCGATTATGATGAGAAGTCTTTGAAACTTGAATATGAAAGAACCGGCTTTTTTGATAAACTCACAACTACAACATTGCGAGTTCTGAAACCAAAGAATGGTATTCCACGCAAAGGAGTATTAGTTTTTACTCGCTTTGTTGAAGAAGCTGAGAACCTTGTTGAGAAGTTAAAGATAAAAGGAGTTTCCGCTGCTATTGTTACAGGTACAACTCCGAAAGTAGAAAGAGAGAAACTTCTAAATGATTTCAAAAGTGGGAAAATAAAGGTTGTTGCGAATGTTGGAGTTTTGGTTGTCGGCTTCGATTTTCCTGCGTTGGACACTGTTATTTTAGCACGTCCGACCAAATCACTTGCATGGTATTACCAAGCAGTTGGTAGATGTATCCGACCTTTCAAAGATAAAGATGGTTGGGTTATAGACTTAGCTGGAAACTATAAGCGTTTCGGCAAGGTTTCTGATTTGAAAATAGATGTTGAGAAACCAAACTCACAACTTTGGTGTGTGAAAAGTAATGGGAAAATTTTAACTAATAGAATATTTTAAAATGAGTGATATTTTGGATATGCTGCAATTAACATACGCTATCATATCGGCAAAGCGAAATACTATGCGCTGCGCTTTAATGGAGGGGGGGGTGTTTCTTGTAAGTGAGAAACGTTATAACGAACTTAAAGCACAGAATATACGTGAATGATTCAAGAATTTAATATTGATATATACTCTCGGAAATTGTGGATAGCAACAAGTTGGGAAGATGTTAAAGACAAATTTACAACTTACGGAGGCTATGAATTTAAGAAATCAGAAGATGCATACGCTACAACTTATCCACAGATGATGCGCAAGGCAACAGGCAAATATGGAGTACTGATAGTATTTTACAACTGCTCTAAACTATGTGGAAGCAGGATTGTTGAGAATATCTCCCACGAAAGCCTACATGCTGTAAATGCAATTTTTAATGAGCTTGGGGTTGAATATAGTCTGACGAACGATGAGCATGCTGCATATATGGTTGGTTGGGTTGCTAAGTGTTGTTGGAAAGTTTTGCAGAAAGAGATTTACAAATAAAATAAAAAAATATGAAAGTAAAGATTAAGAAATTAGTAGAAAACGTACCTATTCCTCACTATGCGAAAAATGGTGATGCTGGGCTTGACCTAACGGTTGCAAGTGTAGATGAGATAGGCGATAAAGTTATTTATCATTGCGGGCTTGCCTTTGAAATACCACAAGGATATTTCGGTTTAATCGTTCCAAGAAGCAGCAATGCAAGTAAGGATTTGTTGTTAACAAATTCTTGTGTAATAATTGATAGTGGATATCGTGGCGAAGTAACAGCCGTGTTCTTAAAGACACTTTTTGATGGCAATTTTTACAAGGTCGGTGATCGTTTTGCTCAAATGATTATTTTACCATACCCACAGATAGAGTTTGAAGTAGTCGAAGAATTATCTAAAACAGAAAGGGGGACAGGCGGATATGGCTCAACAGGAAAGTAGCGTAAATCATCCGACACACTATAATCAACACCCAAGCGGTATTGAGTGCATAGACATTGTTCGTCATTATGATTTTAATATCGGTAATGTAATCAAGTACATTTGGCGTGCTGGATTAAAGCACGAAAAAGGTATGAACGATAGAGATAAACAAATAGAAGATATGGAGAAAGCTATGTTCTATTTGAAAGATGAAATTGAAATGCTAAAAAGGAAAAGAAATGAAGAAAAAGAATAGATGTTATCTGTCTGGTCCTATTAGTGGTAAGGATTTGGATGAGAGAAAAAAGGCTTTCAAAGCTGCACAAGTAATGCTTGAAGCAGCAGGCTACGAAGTTGTTAATCCTATGGAGAATGGGTTACCTTTGAATGCAACAACAGCTCAACATATGAAGAGAGATATTCAGTTACTCACTGATTGCGATTGTATCTTCATGATGGATAAATGGAATCATTCGCAAGGATGCTACACTGAGTTTATGGTCGCAACTGCAATCGGATGCGAGGTTATTTTCGAGAGTAAAATGAGTGAAATAGAATTAGGCGAAAATAAGCGATTTAAGACGATATTTCGATGATGAACAAATACTACTTCAAAAGGAAGACAAAGGACACTCACAGCGAAGAAAAAACACATAGAAAGAAATCTATACGTAGTAAACCCAATCTTATTAAGAAACTTGACAAGATTTTTTCTGCATATATCCGTTTGCGTGATGCTATGCCAAATGGTTACTTCCAGTGTATCTCCTGTGGGAAGATAAAGTCGTTTGAGCAGGCAGATTGCGGTCATTTCTTTAGTCGAAAAAATATGTCTGTTCGCTTTGACGAAGATGATTGTCATGCCGAATGTAAAGGTTGTAACAGATTTTCGAGCGACCATTTAATAGCCTATCAAGCTAATTTAATACGCAAGATTGGTATGCAGCGGTTTGAGTTGCTTTCAGCAAAGGCGCATCAGGCGAAGCACTGGTCAGATTTTGAGCTTGAAGCAATGATAAAACACTATACGGCAGAAGTAAAACGGCTTAGTTCGCTAAAGGGTATAAGAGTCAATATCTGAAAAAATGTTAGCTAAAAGAAATTAATTAGTTTAATCTTAGGTTAATATAAAATTAATTACTACCTTTACAAGCGATAATATTATTTCATGGTAAGCCGGATAGACGGTGTTAGCTACTCTCGTCGAAAAGGTGTTCCCAATCGCCCTGCCGGTTTATCTTTTACTAATTGGGATAAAATAGATTGGGATGAAAAAAGACCAAGAAAAAACGCTCTCATACAACGAGCAAATCAAAAGTCCACATTGGCAGAAACGTAGATTACAGATTTTGCAGCGTGATAATTTCACCTGCCAAATTTGCGGCAGTACAGAAAAAACACTACACGTGCATCATCTTTGTTACAGGAAAGATGCGAAAATATGGGACTACCCAGACAATACGCTAATAACTTTGTGCGAAGATTGTCATAGGATGGAACATAAAATGCAATCAGAAAATGACTATTCTGTAACAAATCTTATCAACGATTTATTAATTAGTGGATTTACTAATTTCGAGCTTGTTTCGATACTATACAAGATAGCACATGAGAGTTTTGTTAATAACAATCAACTTATAATAGACGATTTATTGAATCGTAAAACAACAATTATGCTTGATGGTAATTGCGACTACGACACACTTCTTTTTTCTGACACTAATAGCGTATTAAAGAATCTTGCAGAAAGGAGAGCGTCTATTAAAGATAGCAAATCGTAGGATATATGGAAAATGGATGGGTCAAAATATACAGAAAACTTCAAGATTGGGAATGGTACACAGATTCACAAGCTGTTCATTTGTTTATTCATCTTCTTTTGTCGTCTAATATAGAGGATAAAAATTGGAGAGGAAAAATAATAAAAAGAGGGCAAATTATAACAGGAAGAAGAAAACTTTCTGAGGAAACAAATATACCAGAGATAAGTATTAGACGAAAGTTGGAAAAGTTGGAGAAATGCGGAACTATAAGTGTAGAAACGACCAACAAATATAGTATTATAACTATTTGTAAATACGACATATACCAAACAAATGAGCCAACAAATGAGCCAACAAATGAGCCAACAAATGAGCCAACAAATGAGCCAACAAATGAGCCAACAAATGAGCAAACAAATGAGCCAACAAATGAGCCAACAAATGAGCCAACAAATGAGCCACAACTAAAGAATATAAGAAGTAAAGAAGAAAAGAAGGAAAGAAATATATCTCCTAACGGAGGGTTAAGCGCAAGCGCTTTGGACCCCAAAGAAGAGAAAAATGATAACCCTAAGACTAAGCCAAAGAAAGAGCCAACAATCGTAACGAAAGCACGAAATATATTTGAACCATATTTCGAGAAAAAGACAGGAGAGAAATACTATTGGAAAGCTGTTGATGCTGTTCAAATGAAAAGATTGATAAATCAGCTAAAATTTTCACGAGCAAACAAAAATCTACCAACTACGGATGATGATCTACTTGTAGCTCTCCAAGTTTTCCTTGACAAGATAAACGATAATTGGATACTGGCAAACTTATCTGTTCCTAACATAAGTTCAAAATACAACGAGCTGATTGCGCAAGCAAGGAAGCAGAAAGAACCAATAGGCATTTTCCTCCGCAACAATACAGACGAAAAATATCTAAATCAGAAAATAAAGCAATGGAAGTAATGAAAGAGCAATCAATATTCTCAGGTGTAGAAAAAAAGGAAATAGCCAATATTAACCTTGAGAATGCAAAAGACGTATTAAAGCGTGGCTTAAAGTTCTTTGTTGGCGAAGATGCGCAATGGGTGCAAGAATATGACGACATTGCAGACTGGCTCACAGATAACAAGCATAAAGGTCTTTTATGTTACGGCAAGTGTGGTCGTGGTAAATCGCTTATCTGCGAAAAGATTATGCCTAATATTTTCAGATATTATCTTCGTAAGAACTTGATTAAGTTTGATGGCTATGAGATAAACGACAAACGGCAGCTTTTGAGAGAATGCGATTGCGCAATACTCATAGACGACTTTGGAGTAGAAGACGTTGGTAAGATTTACGGAGAAACTCATAACGTTTTTGAAGAAGTCATCAGCCTGGCAGAGAAAAGACAGCAGTTATTGCTTCTAACAACCAACCTCACTCTTGACGAGATATGTGAGAAGTACGGAGAGCGTACACTTGATAGGCTCCGTTATCTAACCAGACCTGTTTTATTCACAGGAGAAAGCTTTAGGAAATGACACGGAGACAGGAAATTGAGAATATCATTATCGGAACTCTTCTGAATACGTTTGATACAGATTGGTTTGCTGATTGTAGGTATTGCATCACAACTGATATGTTCGCAGACGAAAGGAATGCAAAGATTTATTCAGCCATTTGTGATTACAGAAAAGCAAGCGATAAGGTAATTACTCCTTATCATCTTTACAGCTTTGATAAGGAATTGCTTCCTCTTGCTGGGTATATGGTAGAATTGGCTGGAGATTACTATTTCCTCGCAAAGAAAGTTGACTACAACGAGAGAGTTTGGCTCGCAAGACAAATTGACGGTAAGCGATACAGATACACGGATGTGAGATTTTCTGATTATGTTGGTAAATTCTTGGAAATGGTCATTGTTGAACGTAGAGAGCAAAATAAAGCCGTCTAATGCGCTAAAATATATATAATAGTATAGTTCATCAAAAACAAGAAATAAAGCTACTACGGGGTTAAAAAGTGGCAAAAATCGAATTTTAAGATAAAAGACATAAAAGAGCAATGAAATCAAAAGAAAAAATTAAGATTATCGGGGAGCAGCAGGTCCAACCACATAGTGATGAAACGGAGATTGCTGTACTCGCTACGTTGATGCGCTATAATGAGAAATTCAACGAATATAGCGATATTCTCACCGCAGAAATGTTTTATCAAAAAAAAAATCAATCAATCTACCAATGTATCGCTGGAGTTATTGCAGAGAATAAAGTCTCAGATA